AGAGCTTCCTGCTTGGTCATAATGGAATCTGAAGCAATACTATTCATCAAAGAATCATAAAAAGATTTAACGATAACTTGGGCTAACATCCGGCTTGCTGAGGCTATTTGAGCCTTTTCAGTCGTTGCTTTGCCTCCTGCTTTAACGTAAGCCTCTCTTTGGTTCATGCTTGAGCTTACCAGGTGCATAACAAACTTACGCTGAAGCGGAGTTAGCTTGCTTGCTAACTCCAGCTGTTCAGAGGTCAATTTGATCTGCTTTGTTTCACCCATCTGGTCATTGTAAGAGGAGTCAGAGAACCGCTCAAGTCATTTGACTGCATTTTTGTTTTCTGTTTTGATTATTCTCAAGGCCTTCATGCCTTGCTGCTGCTCTTGCTTGTGCTCTGATAGCTCAATCAGGCCCGGCAGCTTGCTAGGTAAGTGCTCAAGAGGTGTGCGCTCGTAGCAGTCGTAAGAGCTAATAAACGACTTCTTTTTCCAAACGAGTTGATCGTATGTACACATACAAAGCGCTCGCCAGCCACCGATTGACTTAACCGCCGCTATCGCTTGCTTGTCTTCTAGCTCAAGAGTGCCATAGCTACCAATGCGGCTAATTTCGCGCTCAATGCAGGCCCATGCCATTTCTGCGCGGTCTTTAACGAGCTGCTGCTGTTCTTTGCTGGTGCCGTTAATGAATTTCATCAAGTTGGCTGGTTTAGGTGAAAACATTCCAGCGTCAGGGCAAGCGATATGTGCATAAAGCGCCCGTTCAAAAGTTTCAATTGAATAAGGCTTAAACAAGTTCCACCAAAGCTTTAGCTTTGCCGGCGTAAACTCTTCGCCGAAAGTCTCAGACATAACGGTGATCAGCTCTTTGAATTTATTCTGATCTTGGCTAGTCATTTCAATCTAACTCCACATCAATAATATTGTTGACTGTTCTTTCTGTTGCCTTGCTCATTTGTCTAGGCTGAGCTTGCTGGCCAACGTTATCCCGAAACTGCTCAAACTTGTCAGGGCGACATATCAGCTCAATGTCGTTGTACTTGGTTCGATTGTCGTTTTGTCCCATGTGAAAAGGCGACATAGAGCAATTGAAGATCGCGGCTTTAAACTCGTCCACCTGGTAGCCTTCTTTTAGGCGATCAGAAATGAGCTTTTCACGCTTCTTGTTTAGTCTGGTGGTGCCTCCTTTTTTCATGACTTCTTTCCAGTAGCCAAAGATTTCAAGAACGTCATTGCCAGCTTTAGCTGGCGAAGAAGTAGTTACTACTTCTTTATTATCTACTCTACTCTTATCTACTCTACTCTTATCTACTCTACTCTTATCTACTCTACTCTTATCTAGTCCTTTTTCTGTCACACTTTCGTTGTGACTTTTTTGTGAGTTATCGTGTGACTTTCGCTTTTGTTGTGAGTTATCGCGTGACTTTCGTTTTCTTTCAGCGTCAGAAGCCCGCTTCTTGGCACCTTTGCCTAAATGCCTTTCAAAATTGGGAACGGAATAGCCTTCCTCTGTTTTCTCTAACCATCCAACAGTCACTAAACCGTCCGTTAATCCTGTGACACCTGTCAGCCTATCAAGCAGGACTTTTGTCACAATTGGAGCGTGACCATTTTCGGAATTAGAGTCGAACCAGCTCCAGACTCTTATCATTTTCCCGGTGATCGTGTCTGGATCTTCAATGTCAAGAAGGGCGGCAAGCTCTAAAATTTCCGGCTTATCTGGCGTCCCTTTTTCGATTTTTATCCAGAAGTCAGCCATTAGTCACCTCGTCATGGAACTTAACCATCAGATCAGATACACGCTCGACATCTTCAGGTTCGATTACTAAAACTTGAGGCTCAACTAGATCGCCAAAGCTTGCATCACCAATGTAAGTGATGACGATGTCGCCATTAACGTTTTCGTAAAGTTTAATGAATGGCTGCTTCATAAGCTCACCTTGTTCTGCTGAACTTCTTTCTTGTGAAGAGCAATGATGAGCTCAGCAACAATGCCTTGCTTGGTGCTATTAACATGACCAATGTTCTTACGAGACTTTGAAAGCTCAGTAAGAAGTTCGTCGATGGATGGATTTAGTTTTACTTGCTTCACTGCATATCTCCTTAGTTGCGGTTTAAGAATACGTGCCAAAAAAGTAAAAGTAAAGTTGATTTTTCTGCTTGTCGTTGCTAGAGTCCAGCCATCAACACGGAGACACGAGACACAGCATGAGCAACGGATTAGTTACAAGTGATCAATCATCACTTCCTATGGCACAGCCGCACATGCGGCTAATTGAAATCGCAGTGAGCAATGGCGCTGACATCACTCAGCTTGAAAAGCTGATGAATCTCCAAGAGCGTTATGAAGCAAACCAGGCTAAGAAAGAGTTCAACGCCGCAATGTCAAAGTTTCAGGCAATGCTTCCGGTGATTGAGAAATCAGGCATTGTTGACTACACGACCAACAAGGGTCGCACTTACTACGACTACGCCAAAATCGAAGATATTGCTAAAGCAATTCGCCCGGCGTTGAAAGAAACGGGCTTGTCTTACCGCTTCAATCAATCTCAAAACCAAGGCTGGATAACGGTTGCTTGCATTGTCACTCATGCCAGCGGCCACAGCGAAACAAGCGAGCTAACTTCTCAGCCTGACATGAGCGGCGGCAAGGATGCTCTTAAAGCAACAGCTTCAGCTATCACTTACCTGCGCCGCTATACGCTGACAGGCGTTTTAGGGATCATTGTCGGCGGTGAAGACGATGATGGCGGCAACCATGAAGAAGCCGAATCAGCTTGTTATTCAGATGAAGAGTTTCAGAAAAACTTCCCGGCCTGGTCTAAAAAAATCATTGACGGTAAGCATACTGTTGACTCCCTGCACCAATTTTTGACTAAGAAGAACGTCATCCTTAGTCAAGACCAATACTCAAAATTACAGCAAGTAGGCAAGTGACATGAAGCGATACAATATCGAACAGGGAACTGATTCGTGGTTGAAGCTACGCGAAGAGCACCTAACCGCCTCCGATGCTTCGGCGATGATGGGCGCAAGCAAGTACAAAAGCCGCACTCAGCTACTGAAAGAAAAGAAGTTTGGCGTTAAGGAGAAAACCAATCCGGCTAAAAAAGCTCTTTTTGATAAGGGTCATGCAGCAGAAGACGCAGCTCGTGATCTTCTTGAAGTTGATATGCTTGAGTCATTCGCGCCGGTCGTTGGTAGTATCGAGATTGACGGTTTGAAGCTACTCGCTTCACTGGATGGTCTATCAGAAGATCAGCAAATGGTATTCGAGCATAAGCTTTGGAACGAAACGCTTGCTGAAAATGTTCGCAATAACGTGCTTGAAGATACTCACTACTGGCAGTTAGAACACCAGCTTCTTGTATCCGGCGCTGAAAGCGTTCTGTTTATGACTTCAGACGGCACAGCAGATAAACGCGAATGCATGCACTACACTTCAATCCCTGAGCGCCGTGAGCGCTTAATCGCTGGCTGGAAGCAGTTCAATAAAGATCTTGAGTCTTTTGAAATGGAAGCCAAGAAAGAAGTCGTTGTTGCCGAAAAAGCTACCTTGCCAGCCATTTCATACAGCGTAACAGGCACAGAGATCAGCACGAACATTGTTGGTTGTCTTGAGCAAATCAAAACAATGGCAAGTGAAGAAATGAGCAAGGTACTGGAAACGGATCAGGACTTTGCCGACAAAGAGCAACTTAACAAAGATGTTAAGAAGGCTCGCGCCGCACTTAAGGAAATCGTGAGCAAGGTTCGCGGTGAGTTTGTTAGCTACTCGCAGTTTGAAGAAATTGCTCAAGAAATGGATGGCGTTCTTCAGCAAATGCAGAGCCACGGCGAGAAGCAAGTTAAATTGGCTAAAGAAGCTAAGAAGCAAGCTATCTGGACTGAAGCAGATAAAAGCCTTCGTCAGCATATTGCTGAATGTGACGCTAAATTAAAACCAATGCTGTTAGCTGGCATCATGGGCGAGATTCGTCCTGATTGGGCTGGCGCACTGAAGAACAAGCGCACCATTGAAAGCCTTGAAAACGCCGTTTCTGAAGAGCTGGCTAAGTGGAAGATTGCAATTAATCAGGTAATCGACCGCGTTGTTCCGAACCTTCAATACCTTCGAGATAACGCTGAAGAGTACAAATTTTTATTCTCTGATGCTCAGCAGCTCGTTAACCAGGACGCTGAACCATTTCAGGCAGTAATCAAATCACGGATTGCTGATCACAAGCAGGCTGAAGAAGAGCGCCTTGAAGCTGAACGCAAGCGCATTCAGGAAGAGGAAGAGCGCAAAGCCAAAGAAAAGGCAGAGCGTGAAGCTGAAGCCAAAGCAGAAGCAGAGCGTGAACGTATCCGAAATGAAGAACGTGCCAAGGCTCAAGCTGAAGCCAAAGCAGAAGCAGAGCGTGAACGCATCCGAAAGGAAGAACGTGACAAGGCTCAAGCTGAAGAGCAAGCCAAGCGTGAGCAGGAAGAAGCTGAGCGTTTACAGCGTGAAGCAGAAGAGAAGGCTAAGCAGCCAGAGCCAACGCCTGAAC